GATGGGAAGGTCGGGGTCGATGGCTTTGAGCCTGATGACGATTGACCAAATGTACTAACACAGTCTCTGACTGGTCTGAGTGATCGGTCAGATTGACTGTTTGCCCTTAAATGACCATGTCGCTGTCTTTGTCATAAATGACCGTGCCCGTGACGGCCTGTGTCCTGTGCATGAACGCGGCCAACTCGCGACCACTGACAAACTACAATGTCCAAGGCACCAGGGCAGCTGTCGTTGGATATGGACCAGGTCCTTAGATGTCGGATCTAGACCAGGTCCCTGCCGGACCAAGCCACTGTTCTATTGATACCGTGGTCTAATTGGAGGCTCCTCCTAATGGCCCGACTGACCTGGTCCCCACATAGTCAAAAAGAAAGGGCCTTGCGGCCCTCTCTAGTCTGTTGTCTAAAGGATCATGCCCCTTGCGAACTCTAGTGCCAAGGCACCGATGATGGTAATGAACGCGACCGTATAGAATCGGTCTGAAAACAATGGACCTCTGTTCATGTCTTAGCCCTTCGCCCACTTATGAACCCGTGCGTGTTGATTGATCCTGGACGCTGCCACGATCTTACGACAATCTGGACAGATCGCAATTGCTCTCATGTACATGCCCTTACGACCACCGTTTGGACACCAGAACTGTTTGGCCGAGTCACTCGTCATATAACGCACCATGACACCATCAATCTCGGTCCAAGGTGTACTCACGTCCTTAGGAACCTTCTTGTCCTTAAGGTACTTGTCGTTAGGCCCCATAGGCGGTATAAGCCCCAGAGCCAATTTGATGTCCCTATGGTCCATGACGTATCGGCCACGGCCTGTCAGGTAAGGATACTTGGTCATCTTAGTCCTCCTTCTCTCAACCTTATCCATATATTATACCTCAGACCACAAGGGGTCATCAAGAGTCATAATGCGCCCCAGGTCATCTATGCACCGTCCGCCCAGGTCCCTGCCAGGCCCTACCATGTCCATAAGGACCAGGTCCCAGAGGAAGATGTCGTGTCCGACGTACCTGGTCCCTAGGGCCCTTGGGCGTGGCGACATGGTCCCCGCAAGCAGCGGACATGGTCCTTGGCGACATGGTCCTGACCTGGTCCCAGGGCCCCGTTTGGGACAAAGGTAGGACCAGAGCCTTTAGGCCCTGATCCTACAAACTATAGTTGAGCTCTACTTTCGTAGAGCTCTTCTATACTATAGTACTTTAATAACATCAAGTAGAATACTTCTCTGATGTCTACTAACGATCGAGTAATACTCGTCTTCGAACTTCTCGTTAGTGATGTCTACACTTTCGCCGTACTTGAGCATCAGCTTGTATACTGCGAAATTGTGAGATGCTTCTACTAGAGCATCATCATTCACGATGATGTCTAAGAATTGTTGAACTAGATCTTCTCTATTCATCTTGCTCTCCAAAGGTTAGAGTTGAGAGAGTAGATTTCTCTACTCTCTCTTTACTTACTCTACTGTTGTTCACTCTTCAGAGGTTGAAGAAGAACATTGCGAACGTGTTGATATCGAATTCCAAGAAGATTAGCTATAGTTGATTTGTCATTTCCTTGAGAATAGAGAAGTCGAATCTTTGCAGATTTACTCATCGTTGTCGATTCAACGATCTCCATCACTGAAGAGTTGTTCAGAAGAGTGATTGCATTAGTTTTGCCAGACATGATTTACTTCCTTCTTTATTTGTGGATTACTTAATTGCTCTCCACAAATATATAATAGGATGTATCGTTTGCTCGTTATAGAGATTTGTTACTTCTAATGTGGTTTTTGTTACTTGCATCTATACTATCGATATGAAAATCTATTGTTGAATACTATTGTCTATAGTTAAAACAACGAAATGCAATACTTGCTTTTTATTTGCTGGTACGCCCCAAAAATTCTACCAGGTAAAACAAATGGGAGGCACAGGGACAGGTAGAAATAAAATTTGAAAAGACTTACTAATCCAATACTATTAGTACATTTAAATTTAAATTTTTAAACCTTTCCTATTCAAAAGACCTTAAAGGACCATCTTGCTATGGCCTCGAAGACATGTTATATTATATAGAAGACCCAGACACACGTGAGGTTGAGAAGGTCATTCAATGGCAAGCGATGACGCACTTGGAACGCCGGATCCGTATGATGACGGTCTAGGCAGCCAGTCAGAACTAACTCAAGATGAAGTGGACGAGCAAGCCCGTCAACACTTGATGGACACGTCTCTTGGCTTCCAGCGCATCCTGTTGCCGGAAGGTGCCTCCAGGGCGGACGCAATTTATTACATCAGCCAACAGATCCCGACGAACGAATACCAGCTACCGACCTTCTTCTATCGTAGTGACCTGTTACCACATAACTTGGGCTCTATGACCCAAGACGATGTTGACTCTGCTGCCGTTACCTTATACTATGACGAAGGCTATCCTACCTTTGGTAAGACCAAAGCACAGATCTTCTGGATGCAACTTCCTCACGAGCCTCTAGAAGCATACGGCGTGTTTCGACGTTATTTGGAACAAGCTGAGGATATTGGGCTCCGCCAACTCCAATTGCTTGCATTGGACGAGAACCTCCCGCTAGAACGCATCTCCTCGTGGGCCTTGGAATACTATTGGGGTCAAAGAAGTCGCGCCTATGATCTGTTCCAAGTAGCTGCGGAACGCAAGAAGCGTGAGATGCGTGTGCGTCGGACTGAAGACAAGCACTTTAAGATTGCGGAGTCTCTAATCCAAGACATCCAGAACATGATCGCAGAACAAGGTGAGACGTTCTATCGTAATCTGACGCCTGCAGAGGCGCTGCGTTCCTTGAAGGATCTTGTCAGTATCCAGCGTATTTCAATGGGGGAACACCAAAATGGCCGCCAACAAATTGCTGGTGTCTCTGATGTTATGGCTGGGGCTTCTGGCGCTGACCTCATGCGAGACCTTACGAAGAACATCGCCCAAGGATCAAGCGCCACCGGAATTGACAGCAACTTGCGGCTACTCATGTCAGACCCAAATTTCGCAATGCAGGCTCAGTCTCTCATCATTCAAGTGCGGCGTGGCACTGAGGCGCCAACAGGAATTGATATGGGAAGCGCAGGGGGTCAACCCAACGGGTCTCAAGCCAAGGTGATTGAAGGCACTCACAAGGTCATCCAAGACGACGCTTAAGTTGCTACTCGACGCTTAACCACCTCATAAGACGACACTAGACTCCCAATGTCATAAGACTATAGGACTAACGAAGTCTACAACTTTTCACCGCGAGGTTGAGAAGGTCATTTAAAAAGGCCACTATATGACACAAGTTCCTTATGATCAACAGGCATTCGATCAACAACACATTCACGACTTGGCTGCCAAGGCTGCAGCTGGAAGTGGACAGGATAATCGGCTCTCCCAAGCTCAGATCGCCCAACTCATAGGGAACTACAAGCTTACGCCTGCTACGCTAATGTCAGAACTGTGTGATTGGTGGACTCCTGCGCCCTTCTTGCAGTACCTGGGAGCTGAGATTGCAAGTGCCATCGCCAGAGGTGGTTGTGGGTTGTTAGTGTCGGCCCCTCCTAGACATGGGAAGTCTAAGCTCATCACTGTGGCTACTCCACTCTGGACCTTGGAGAACTTCCCCGAGAAGAACGTCATTGTCTCTACCTATGGTGAAGATCTGTCGACGGACTTCACTCGGGAAGTGAAAGACATCATCAAGGCTAACCAATCCAAGCTTTCGGTCCGCATTCGGCGCGATGTCGATAGAGCTGCCAACTTCGTCACGGAGCAAGGTGGTGGTTTGAAGGCTGTGGGTCTCCGAGGCACTATCACTGGGCGAGGCGCAAATGTCTTTATCATTGACGACTATATTAAGGAACCTAAGGAAGCGCTCAACCACCAATACCTTGAGTCACTTAAAACCTGGTACGCTACTGTCGCAAGAACCCGACTGGAACCAGGTGCGGTCGTCATTATCGTTGCAACGCGCTGGGTTACCAATGACTTGCACGGACACATCGAACGACTCGAGATGCGGCGCTCTCGTAAATTTTACCGGATCATCAAGATCAAGGCAATTGCGGGTAAGAAGGACCGCGATACTGGTGAATGGGTCGATGACCCCTCTTACCCCGATCTCCTTGGCCGAGCCCCTGGCACTCCCCTCTTCCCAGAGCGCTATGGTCGTGAGGCACTCGAGGACATCATTGATGAACTTGGTGCACGTTGGTTTGAAGCTATGTTCCAGCAGAATCCCAATGATTCTGACGCTTCAGCAACTAATGTTCAGAATCTCCGTTTCATTGGCCGAAGGGAATATGAAGAGTTCCTTGCAGGATTCAGTGCTACGGCACAACGGAGACGTTTTAAAAGGCGCCGCTCATGGGATCTTGCTTCCACTAAAGAAGCCGGAGATTTCACTGCTGGAGTACTCGGCACATACGATATTGAGACCGAGAAGCTCTACGTCGAAGGTGCAATTCATGGACAGTTCTCAGCTGGACGAGTCGAGGATGTCTTCTCTGAAGCTGCTGATCTGGAATCAAACGGTGGCGATCATCCTGACGTGGAATATATTCTGGAGCAAGAGCCTGGAAGTTCTGGCATCTATGCGGTCGAGCATTTCAAGACTCTTTGCCCTTACCGCAAACTCCGCGTTGTCAAGGCTGCTTCGGAAGGCAGTAAACTGCTTAAATCACAGCCTTTCCTGGCTGCAACGGAAAAACACCAGATAGTCTTTGTCGTGGATGATCCATCGGACTACTCTAAGGTTGGTTGGGTCAACAAGTTCATTGACGAGTTTGCGGTCTTCCCGGAAGGCGCTCATGATGACTTGATGGACGCAGCTGCTTCATTATATAATGATGTAACTGGTAAGCGCCCCTTAGGTGGTGCGTGGGGTCGTTCTCGCTCAGCTGCAGCCGTTCAAGAGCGGCTTCAGGCTAAAGACGAAAGACAGCGCAATGCCAAAGGATATTCCACTGCCGCAGAAGAACGCGTCAAAGCTGACGAAGTTCCTTTTAGATCTGGTGCTGGTACTTGGGGGCGTGACTCTGCTGCTAAGGGACGCTCCTCCACTGGTGGTTCTAAGAAGCTTGGCATACGCGTCCTTCGCTAATCTACTCCAATACCTACATACTTCATATTAACATTGGCCCCTGGGTTGAGAAGGTCATTCAAATGGGTTACATGTCGCGAATCATGGCAAGTGCAGCACCCATTGGAGAGCTTGCCTCTTCGGGTTGGCGAGCTTTGACCAATTACCCCAGAGACATCTGGGCCAGAAGCTTTGGCCAGAACGGTATGGGTCGAGACTTCTACGGTGTCTTTGGCTGGGATAATAAGATCAACTACAAAGCCATTTGGGAGATGTATCATCGAGGTGGTATCGCCAAGCGGATCGTGCATGCCTATGCAGATGCTGTTTGGGGTAATCCTCCGAAGGTCGCTGCCACCATCGCTTGGACTAAAGCTTGGGAAGAGTTGGTTATGGACCAAAATGTTTGGTCTGTTCTGCATCGACTCGACCGTCTTACCCATATCGGGCAATACGCCATCCTGCTGATTGGTACAGATTCGACCAACCTGGAGAAGCCCCTTGGACCGAATGAGAAGGTCACCTTCATCCAAGCATATGGGGATCGTTCGGCTAAGATCACTCAGTGGGGGCAGAATCCTGGTGATAAACGTTTCTGCCTTCCGATCATGTATACCATTTACCCGCAGCTGGCCCGAATTGAGGACCAAGCGCCTGGAACTATCGCAGCCGTCCAGCCTATTCCTATACAAGGATCTTACCGTGTACACTATACACGCGTCATTCACTGTGCCCAAGGTCAGCTGGAAAACGAACTCTTTGGGATCCCTTCCCTCTGGGCAATCTGGAACTATCTTACTGACCTACAGAAGGTCATTGGTGCTGCAAGCGAATCGTTCTGGAATACGGCGAACCGCGGTATGCAAATGGATCTTGACCCCGAGATGGACCTTGATCCTGAATCTGAGACTAACCTCAATCAGGAGGTCACTGAGTACTTTGAAGGGCAACGCAGGTTTATCCGTACTCGCGGAATTAAGGTCACGAACCTGGGTTCCGATGTTGCGGATCCGACTGGTCCATACAAAGCCTTGATCACTCTGATCTCAGGTACTACTGCTATTCCTCAGCGCATCCTGATTGGGTCTGAGTCGTCGCACCAAGCCAGTACGCAGGATAAGGGTGCTTGGGCTGAGCGTGTGGATGCTTACAGGTCTTTGACTTCTATGCCTTACTTCCTTAAGCCCTTCATCCTGAAGATGATGGAAGTAGGTGAACTGCCTACGGTCAAGCTGTCTAAAGTCAAAGTTGAGTGGCCTGACGCTTATACGCCGTCTCCTCTGGAGCGCGCACAGCGTGCTAACCAGATTGCGGCAGCTGCCAATAACTTTGCTATGGCGCTTGTTAACGTACCTAACCTCTATTCCATTGAAGAGGCTCGTGACCTTATGGAGCTGGATCCTGAAATTCCGAACGATGGTACTGCTCCTGAACCCAAACTCTTACCTGAACCTCCTGCAAATGGCCAAGGTATGGGTAAAGTTGCTAAACCCAAGAGTAGTGGTCCTGGCTCTGGCAATTCAACCCCTGGTAACACTTCAGATGCCAATGGCAAAGGCGATCCTCAAGCTCCCAAGTCCAAATAACCCCTAGAATGGCCATAACTGCGCACCTGGCTACCTCTGGCCCGCTCGAAGCGCGTCCGCTGTAACTCAGATTCCTGGAGGGTAAAGTGTCTGAACCCGTATTGCGCGTTAGGGTTTATGCATCGGATTTTATGAGTGGGGAAGACGAAAAGGAAGATGTACGCTACGTATTCCATTGTCCTGGATGTAACTATGGCCATTGGTTTAAGACAGGTGGCACTAAACGGCCAAAGTGGGAGTTTAATGACGACCTCTATCGACCAACTGTTAGGCCTTCTATCTTAGTCAACGCGCGAGCAACTCACCTAGGACCAAATGGAAGGTGTCACAGTTTCATTACAGATGGTCGTATTCAGTTCCTAATGGACTGTTGGCATGATCTTCGTGGTATGACCGTCGATCTTCCTGAATTGGAAGAAGAAGATTGTTGGTGACCAAAAATGTCCATCTGGTCAAAATCTTGGTTTTAGACTAAAATTGGTCATCATTCAAAGATGTCGTGGCACACATGTCTTCAAAAGACCCACAGCCTCAAGTTATGACTCAGACCTTGCAGTTTGAGACGTCAACTGATGTTGTCCTCCTTCGTAGGTGCGCTAAGTGCCATAGACCTCATCCTCGCGCTCAAGGCCTTGATACTGACAAGTGCGAGTGCGGTAATATGTGTGATGCTCCGCAGAAGCAAGATGGCGGAGATTCGGTAGCCACTAACTATATGACAGGTAATGTAGACCAACGCAGGCTGGATGTTCGGCTTGCACATTGGTGCCTGAAGACTGCTGAACGTCTCCGTAACTTCGCACAAAGGATTTGACCATGAATCTGAACGTCAATTATACTGTCCATAGCTGCGCAAAGACCGACATTCAAGTTCCGGTCCAGTTTAACGGACAAACCGTGATGGCCACTATGAACGGCGTCGTGGTGGAGCTGGTGTCTGAAGATGCGTCGATGACGCATACGATCAAGCTGGTTCCGAACCAAGCTGATCTGGACGACATTCTTGCGCGTTATACCGTTGGTGCTCGTGTCACTGCGGACTTCCTGACTCCGGATTATGTGGCTCCGACCTCTCCGTAAGGCTCTCCTGTAACCCTCAATAAGGAGTAGCCCATGTCGAACTACAAGATTGTTATTCCTCCTGGCGATGAGTTGATGTACCTCGACTCTAACGACGGGAAAGGTTGGAAGATCCAGCTGTCAGACAACGAACCTATGCGTGGTTCGTATGCTGCTTTCACGCAGGGTTATGTTCCGTATGCAACGCCGACTGATATTCTGACGATTCAGGGTTCTACTACCAAGACCATCCGTATCAGAACGCTGACGTTTGCAGGCATTGCAACTTCGCCTACGAACATCTTCATCAACACTGTTCGGCGTAATGGTGCTAACACTGGTGGAGCTTCTTCTACTCTTGTTACGCCTCGTCGTGACACTGTAAATGACATGGCTTCAGCTACACTGAGACTGTGGTCTGCTGCACCTACCGGTCTTGGTACGGTTGTTGATGGTGGATTCTCGGACGGTGGTCGTCTGAACCTTGCACCTGCTGCTAACGGCTCCATTGACCGTCTGGCTTTGCAGTATTCCTGGATCAATGAGCAAGCACCCGTGCTTCGTGGTGTAAATGACTACTTCTGTGTAAACCTTGCTGGCAACCCAACGACTCTTACGGGTGTTGCTTGGCCGGCTGGTGGAGCACTCGACATCAACGTCGTGTGGTCTGAAGAATAGAAAGGGCCTGAAATGCGGCATAATGCAGAAACCCTACAGCTTGCTGCAACTCACGCCCTTACGCATGAGATCTTTGTCCTCCAACAGAAGGTAGATAAAATGTCCCAAGAACTCGATGACCTGAACGCTTCGGTTGCTGCTTTGGGTGATGCTGTTCATGCAGCCACTGATGAGATTGCGACCCTGACTGCTGAACTGGCTGCGGCCTCGGCTAATGGAGATGCTGCTGGTGTGGAAGCCGCTGTCGCCAAGATCAATACCGCTGTGGCCTCACTTAAGGCAGCTGTTCCTGCATCTGCTCCGACAGTTGCTCCTGTGGTTGCTGACCCTGCTCCTGTGGCTGATACTCCTCTTGCCGCTGACCCTGCTCCTCCTAGCGATGTTCCTGCTGCCTAATCTTGTAGACCTTGATTAGTCAGCTCTGCTTTTCTTTTCGTCCCGTCAACCCCAATTGGAGACCTCCAATGAATCAAGCTGTTGTTGCCCCGAGGCCTTGGTCGCCTCCTTCTGTGTCTGACATTCTTCTGGATGAACTGAAGAAGGGCTTGACTTCGCTGGCCACTGTGCTTACCAGCGCTGGTGTGGCTATTGTTACGAACCGTATCATTCAGGCTGGTACTGCTGCCAAGAACATTGGCTGGGGTATCGGAACGACTGCTGCTGCTGTGGCGGATACTGCGCTTCAGACTGAATCTGCGCCTACCACTTCTGGTGGTCGTACGGTTGGTACTGAAACTCGTGCCACTACCACGGTGACCAATGATACCTATCAGGTTGCTGGAACTGTAACTGCAACATCGTCTTTGGCCATCACCGAAGCTGGTCTTCTGGATGCTGTGTCTGCAGGTAACCTGCTGATCCACGCCATCTTCTCGGCTGTGAACGTGAACTCTGGTGACTCGATCGCCTTCACCTTCCAGACCAAGTTCGTCGCCGCCTAAGCCCCACTAGGTGGTTGGCTAAGAGGAGGGGGAGTCTGTTTGTGGGCTCCCCCAAATCCAAGGCAGTTATAGCGGAGGTTTAGATGTCAGACGGTACAGTTATTAATGCGGGCGTAGCAGGCAATACCATCCGCGATATTGACCGTTCTCAGAACCCTACTCCGCTGCCGTACCACACTCAGGTTGTGCAACTTGATGCTGGAGGTCAGAATGCTGAATACCTCGTGTCAAATGCTCAGCCTCTCCCAGCTCTTATGGCAGCAATGGGACCCGACCCAACTTACATGTTCATGCTGATCTTAGCTGAACTACGCCTACAGACCCAAGTTCTTATGGAGGGTCTCAATATGCAAGTAGACCTCGACCAACGTCGAGCAGATCCTTCGTACTTAGCTAACAACCCTTCATAGGAGACTTAAGATGCCTCTGTCTCAGCTGCAAACTGGACCTCAAAATCTTGCCGACGGTGCAACTTCTGGTAACGCTCGTGGTGGTAAGCAGGGCGATGCTATCGTCTCTGAACTGCACGGTCGTTTTTACGAACAAGCTTATCGCGGTAACCTGTATTCTGCAGGTTCTTCGCTGACTGCCCTGTCTGCCAACACGATCTCGCTGTCCGCTACCACTACGCCTATTGTTGGTGTTTGGAATCCTCCAGGCTCTGGTGTGAACCTTAGTATCCTGCAGGCTGGCCTCCAGTGCGTCGCGAACAACCTGACCTCTGGTGCCGGTCCTGGTGCTTTCGTTTGGGCTGCTTCTGTTAACAACGCAGCTCTCACTCTTGGAGCTGCCCCGATCAACCGTAGGACGCTTACTGGTGGTGCTTCGCTGTCGAAGGCCTTCAACGGTGGTGTTGCACTGACTGGTCTTACTAACAACCTGGTGGTTCTGGAAGGCGCGGACTTCACTAGCCCATCTGGTCTGACGTATACCACGCTGGTTTCTACTTCTATCTTGGTGCCGACTGGTGGTGTGCAGAACATCGATGGTTCGCTGATCGTGCCTCCTGGGGGAGTTCTGGCACTGCTGAACACTGTCTCTTCGACCACCTTCTCGGTTTACAGCCGTCTGCTGTGGGAAGAAGTGCCGATCTAAGCGCCTCCTACTTACTAACTATGACTATGTTTAGCGAACTATGGTTTTGGGTCCTCATTATTTATGGGGACCCTTTTCCCTTCCTTCTCCATTTGGAGGCCTAAATGACCCTTGCCCTTCTGTATCGTCAACAGAATCTCGGCAAAGGCTTTTCAGTAGGCCCAGCAGCTCCTACTCAAAATTATAACCTGATTAATATGCTGTTTGCATCTGCCTCTCAGGCAGCCTATGCATATAATGAAATCCCCTACAATTTGTCAGGTTATCCCGGCTGGTCGTTCAGCAACTTGACCGGTGGTTACAGCCTCGACGGCTCGACGAGGTTCGGCGTAAACCTTCTTCCAAATTCGAACGACGTTCTCTCTGCCTATTGGGGGAACGGCGGCCTTTCGAGCATTTCCGCAAACGCTGGAACCGATCCGTTCGGCGACAATAAGGCGAATGCGATTGCATGGAATGCCGGAACCGGAGCCGGAAACGCCTACGTTTTTGTGCCCAATTTGCTGTCGCCTGGAACGCCGGTCATGGCGGCTTCGACGACCTACACGCTTTCGATGTGGGTGCGCGGAACGGGCGTTTTTTGGCTCAATTGGTACGACAACACCACGAACTTAAACGGCAACAGCGGTGCAATCACTGCCACGTCGTCGTGGGTTCGATACTCCTACACGTTCACGACCGCTTCCGGGATTACGGTTTCAACTACGGACGTCGGCCTTAACAGTGCGGACGGCAATGCCGGAAGTCTGTACATTTACGGCGCGCAGCTTGGACTTGGATCGACAGCGACACCTTACGCTCGCACGACGACCGCCGCGACTTCCGCCCCCCGCATCACGTCGGCCGGGCTGCTGGTCGAGGGATCTGCGACAAACCTCGCGACCTACTCGACAAGCCTGACGACAAATCTTCCCTGGAACAACGATATCAGCTTGTCAATCGCAAGCGCGGCAGTCGTTGCCCCTGACGGAACGACCTCTGGTGTGATTGCGGCTACCCCCATTTCTTCTCTGGGTGTTCCGCACATGTATTACCAGAGCATCACCGGCACCGCCTCTGCTCCCTACACGTTTAGTTATTTTGCCAAAGCGAATGGAGACAACTTCGTCGGGCTGGTCATGAGCGATTATAACGACAACAACGGCGGATATGCGATTGTCAATCTCTCGACTGGATTGGTGGCTTTTACCGGCACGTTCGGTTCGGGAACGCTTCTCGGGGCAACCTGTTCGTCGGTTCGCAATGGCTGGTATCGGGTAAGCATCAGCGCCATCGCCTCTACTGCCACCTCGCTATATCCCTCGATCTGGGTCGGGCCAACGCAAGCTGCGGTTCAGTTCGCGATGGTTGGCGGCCAGTTCGCTGGCGACGGCGTCTCGGGCGCCTATATCTGGGGTCCGCAAGTCGAAGCCGGTTCGGTTGCTACGTCCTACATCCCAACTGGATCATCGACGGCGAGCCGCGCCGCCGACGTCGCGAGCCTGACCTATTCGGGCACAGCATCTTCTATGTCTGTGACTACACCTAATCTTGGGACTCTGAGCTATCCCATAACAGGTGTAACCAATTTGTGTTGGCCGTCTAACGACCATTCACATTCGAATTGGACTCACAACGGCTCATCTATTACTGCCTTTAATATATTAGCACCTGATGGTACGTACTCTGCGCAGCAGCAGACTGAAGACACTAGTAATGGTGCACACAATGACTTTTACACGCTGTCAACGACGGCGAACCAAGTCATCTGCTTTAGCCGTTATATTAAGCCTGTCTCCAGACGCTACTGCTTTATTGGCATTACCAATGGTTCGGATTATGTTGATGTAATCTTTGACCTTACTGGTACAGGCGCTCAAACTTTTCAGGCAGTCTCAGGTTCAGGTATTTATGTCGGATCTGGCATCACTGCTCTAGCTAACGGCTGGTATCGTGTTTGGGTTGCAGGCTCACTTAGCGACACGACCTACTATCCGTACTGTGGTTGCAGTATCTATGCCACTAACCCTGGACGCATAAACACAAGCTATACAGGCACTAATGGCTATTGGTATCAATGGCAGTCACAAATTGAAGCAGGCTCTGCTCCTTCTTCACTTGTGCCTACGACTACGGGTGCTCAGACGTATCCTCAATTCGGTGTAATAACTCTAGATGCCCCAACAAATCTCCTTCCGCAATCAACTCCTACTGGTGCGAATGGTTGGTTTGCGTACAATACTGCAACAGCCACAGGAGGCTATGCTGATCCTCTGGGAGGTACCACCGGAGTCCAAGTTGCACTTAGCCCTAGCGCGGCCTGGGAATATGGCAACCTGGCATTAGCGGCTGGGGTAACATACACTATCTCTGCATACATAAGATGTGCTTCAGGTACTCAAGTTGTATGTCTTGATTTGTTTGATGGATATACATACACCGATCATAATAGTTCCGATCTCATTGTCACTACTTCGTGGCAAAGGCTTAGTGTTTCTTATACACCTGCATCCTCTACACCTTACGGTGGTTTTTGCCTTGTTCCAGGATCTGCAAACGCAGCAGCAACGGTCATCTTTGCCTTTCCTCAGCTTGAGGCTAATCCCTTCCCGACTGGATATGTACCCACGTCTGGTACTGCAGCTACTGGACCTTCTATGCCTTGGCTTGGCCAACCGATCACTAGCTTAACTGTGCAAGAAGCATTTGGTGCACAGATGCCTGCAGCAACTGGTTCTCAGGTCTCTACGACGACACCTACCTTTATTGCTGGTAGTGGTGGCACTGTGTATTCTCGAACCTTTACAGCAACAGCTAACCAAACCTCTATCATTCTGAAGGCTATTGGTACACACTTGCTGAACAATGCTTCAGCACCTGCAACTGTGTTAAAAGGAACTTCTAAAGCAATTCCCTATAGTGCCGCGCAGACTTCCATTCTTAACGCCAGCAAGACGTTCTTTAGAACTCTGACAGCAATAGGCTCCCAGATCAGCAGCTTTACCAAGAATTTTGGTCATGTTGTTGTAGCTACCGCATCTCAGACCTCCAAAGTGGCAAATGCCATTAGCAAGCAGGTGCCCTACAATTTTAGTCAGGTATCTACTGTCATTAAGCAGTATGCCACGATTTACAAGGCAACTGGATCGCAAGTCTCCAGCGTCAACACCATCAAGAGCCGCCTCATCACCCTGACTGCTATTGGTAGCCAAATCAGTGTGTTGCGTAATGCCATTAGTAAGACTATCCCCTATTCTGTAAATATGACCAAGAACTTGCAGAACAGCATTACTAAGTTTGTTCCTTACTCTTTGGCTCAAACCTCTAAGGTTGTCAATGCCATTAGTAAGAGCATTCCTTATTCTGTGGCACAGGTTTCTATTGTTAACCTTATCAAGAGCAGGTTTGTGACTCTGACAGCTACAGGGTCTCAGATCTCTGTGATGGTTAAGCAATTTGGCCATGTGTTCCCTTATTCCGTGAACACTACTAAGAACCTGACTAATGGCATTGCTAAGTTCATCACGAACTCCGCAACGCAGGTTTCAACCTCCACACCTATTAAGGTGCATATCCAGAATCTGCTGGCTACGGGTTCTCAGGTTTCCACTATCTTGAAGCCTGTAGGCAAGTTACTTGTGGCTACTGCTTCTAGTACGAAGAATCTGACCAATGCCATTAGCAAGTTTGTACCCTACTCGGCAAATACTGCTAAAAACCTACAGAATGCTATCACGAAGAAGGTTCCTGCGGCTACGGCATCTCAAGTCTCTACCATTGTTACCTCCAAGACCTTCTATAGGACACTGACTGCTACTGGCAACCAGATCTCTACGTTTGTCAAAGTGTTCGGCAAGAATCTGGTAGCTACAGGTAGCCAGATCTCTAGCCTACGTAATGCCATTAGTAAGTTTGTGCCTTACTCGGTGACACAAGCCTCTAACGCCTACAAACAATGGATCCATACCTTTACGTCCAACGCAACACAAGTTTCCTCCATAACTACTATTAAGCTGAAGGTTCAGAATCTGTTTGCTACGGGTTCTCAAATCTCTACCCTGCGTAACAGCATCACCAAGCTGATTCCTTATTCAGTTGGCAGTGCAAAGACTCTGACCAATGGGATCACGAAGTTCGTGACAAACTCTGTTACGCAAGTCTCCACTGTCCGCAAGAGCACTACTAAGACTCTTGTGGCCACTGGCTCTCAGGTAAGTGTGCTTAACCAAAGTCGTACTTATAGCCGACTGTTGGCAGCTACTGCAAGTCAGGTCTCAACGCTGAGCAATGTCATCTCTAAGGTGGTAGGTTATGCTGCTGCTCAGACCTCTACGGTTACTAAGCAGTATGCCCATATCTTTACTAAGACAGCAACTCAGATTTCTACCTTGATTGCAGGACACCAGTACATCAGACTCTTGACAGCTACTGCCTCTCAAGTGTCGGTGTCTACTGCCAAGCGTGCCATTTCTCAGGTGGCATATGCTACTGCAAACCAAGTCTCTACTTTGACCAGAAATTATGGTCGATTCCTTTATGTACTCAATAGTCCTATTGCTTCTGTATGTAACAGCATCACAAAAACTATTACAGGTCAAGCAACTCAGACGTCTACCTTATCTAAAGCCTTTGTGCACACCTATGTAGCTACCGCTTCTCAAGTGTCTAGTCTCTTCAAGGTCTTTGGTAAGACTCTGATTGCAACTGCCTCTCAAACGTCCAAAGTACAGAAGCAACTTGCACATACCTACTACCTGTTTGTCTCTCAGGTCAGCACACTGCAAAAAGGGATTACGAAGGCTATCCCTTACAACGTGACGCAAGTGAGTACGGTCATCAAAGGTCAGCAAAAGCTGCTTCCTTACTCTGTAACTCAGATCAGCACGACTGCACGTGGATTTGGAAAGACCCTTGTGGCTATTGCCAACCAGGTTAGTTTGGTGCGTAACAACACGCAGAAGCTGGTCTACCAATATGTGCAGCAAGTAAGCAACCTGATTAAGACTGTTGGCACTACTAAGGCTGCTACGGCCTCGCAAAGCTCCAACGTGGTGGCAACTAAGTTTGCACCTCGACTGCTGACTGCCACTGCTAGCCAGGTGTCAACACTGACTAAGTCCTTTGGTCATACGTTCACTAGCACTGCAACTCAGGTCAGTGTGTTGGGTAAGCAACTTGGTCGTACACTACTTAGCTTACAAGCACCCATTGCCTCTGTAACTAAGAGGTATACCCATACTTATGTGGCCATTGCTAATCAGGTCTCTGTGGTGTATCGTTCCTTCCCGAAGGTTCTTACTAATACTGTGACTCAGGTCTCTAATATCTTCACTGTCTTCTATCAGGCCTTTAAGTCTAAGATTGACCAGGTTCAACTATATGGTACACGTCAAACTGTTCAACTCGTTGGCATTCCTAGAGTGACTCAAATGTACGGCGTCCGGCAGATTAGTAGCATCTCCGGTGAGCCTTCCCAAGACAACAACCCCATTTAAGGAGGGCAGAGGGCATGTCTAACTTTGTACCAGTGACCGTAAATTCTGGTCAGGACTGGATTATCAATCACCAGGCGTATCAGTCCGACGGTATCACACCTCAAGACTTGACAGGTGCTACAATCTATCTGCAGGTTGGAACTCCTAAAGGTGTAGTGGTGATTCCTTATACGGCTGTCACTGTTGCCATTTTAAGCCCTAACACTTTGGGTAAGAGTGTCCTCACCATTCCGAAGGCTCAGCAATATGCTTATAATGCAATTCCTGGGACTTATGAATATACCCTCCGGATTAAGCTTAATGATGGATCGGTTGTGGATTATAATGAAGGTCCGTGGACGGTGAAACGTACTATGTTCCCTTGGGGATTCTAAGAGGCTGGTCAACTAAATATAAGTGTGACCAGATTTCTGGGTCTTGATTTCCTAAACATCAAACGGTATAATGAGAACATGGCACAACTTAGAGAAATTAGAGTTCAGACGGACTCGAATACGTCTCTCATCCGGACCGAGAGCTTCTCGGGACGTGAATACCTGGTTGTCCCCGTTGTGGCGTTGAAGGAAGGTGTCCTCTTTGGTGCGAATGCTTCGTCGCCAGAGTTTTGCCCTTCCTCCGCCCTTGAGAGTTTGCCTGCTAAGTGGAACGGTCGTCCGATTGTGATGAACCATCCGCAGATTCAGGGTGCATTCGTTTCTGCCAATCATCCTAAGGTCATGGAAGATTGGGCTTTCGGATATGTCTTCAATGCCTACTATGATGACTCCTCCCTGAAGCTGGAGGCTTGGATCGATACCGCACGTGCTCAAGAGCTTGGTGGTGAGTTCCAAGATGTCGTCGACCGGATAAATTCGGGTAAGGTTGTTGAGGTTAGCACAGGCCTCTTTTGTGATGTGATTCCTGAGGCTGGTACCTTTAGAGGACAGAAGTATACGGCAAAATGGGCGAACATCAACTCTGATCACCTGGCCATGCTGTCAGATGGCGTCCTCGGGGCATGTTCGATTGAGAACGGCTGTGGTGCTCCACGCCTCAACGCAGCAAGCGAGGTCACTATGTCAACTAACGCGCAATGCACTTGCCAGACAGAGAACGCTAACGCCACACAAGCTACTGGTGTTGTTCTTACTGCTTCGGCTGTTGAAGTCCCCCAACTGCTTCCGGCCACTGTGGTTGAGAAGGTCCTTCAAAGCGCGATGGCCAACTTCAAGAGCAACGCCGTTGCCTCTACGATCCTGGCCTCTGACGCCCGCAATATTCTTGGACAGGCCGTAAAGGTCAAGTTCTCTGATCTCCAGTATGTTTATCTGGTTGATGCTACCTCCGATACTGCGGTTGTGCAAGGTTACAACCAAGATTGGGAATCTTCGCTTTTCTCCGTCACTTACACGATGGACGAGACCGGAGACGTTGAAT